GTGGCCTGCGTCGTGTCAACCGCCATGACAATGTGATACCAAGCAGAAGGATCGCGGAAGGCGGCAGAAGTGATGCGATAGTTAGTCGCCCACCCACCAACTCTTATTGCAGGGAATCCTGCTACCGGATTTGAGACTGTAAGAACGCCAAATCCTGCGTCGCTGCTTGCGGTGTACCCGGTGAACAAAACGCCATAATCTGCGGCGTTGGTGACGGGCAGGCCGAGCTTTACCCACCCGGCCCAAGTGAAGATCTTGTCGTTGGTGGGGGATGCTCCAGCGGTGCGCGACAGGTAGCCCGTGTTGCTCCACCGGAAGCGCAGCGAGTTGGCGATCTGGTAGCCACCTTGAGCAGAAGCTCCAGCTAGTACGTTGTTCTGGAAAGGCATTGTACTTAGTTCCTCTTACCGTACATTAAGTGTCATTACAGCGTGAATGGCTGTTGAAGTGTAGACAATATAGTCAAGTCTATCTACCGCAGATGCGTCAGTAGTTAGTGTAGGAGCTTCACCATTGGCAAACTTCCAGTTACTTCCAAACGAAAGTGTCTTTCCTCCGGAGACATTCTGCTCAATAAAGATTGAGCCTGTCTGCCCTGCCGCACAGTTTGATGGGTTCTCAAATGTACGATTACCTATAAGCTGAATGGCAAAGTTCTGTGCAGTATTGAAGTCAATTGCAATGCTGGTAGATACGTCAGTAAGACTTACTACATGCGCTCTAGCTGACTTGGTAATCTCCAACTGCTTTACCGGAACGCTAGTTCCAAAGCCTACATTACCATTAGCATCTATATTAATCCTGTCTACTCCACTTGTAGCAATTGCAAGTGAAGTAGCTGCTGACACTCTCGGAGTCACAACATTTGTAGTAAATGACCCATTTGCAAACGCAGCATTTGTTCCACTTACCGCACTTACTACAGTTAGTTGATTTGCAGTAAACGAACTGACAGAAGTAGGAAAATCTACTTGATAAATATTAGTTCCATTGCAAGCCACAAATACATTTTGAGACGAAGGTACTGAGTACACGGATCCACTTGCTGTCTTCATCTTTACTGCAAAGGAGCCGGTAGCTACATTACGAAGGAAGTAGGTCTTTTCATGTGATGGAATTGTGATGGTTACATCAGCCGTTAGTGTACCAGCAAACTCTAGAGAAGCATTTCTAGACTGATCTACAGCACCGTTATTCTCGGATAGAGAAATTGGAGAGCCGCTTACAGATACAACAACATAGCCAGCAACAGCTTCGTCAATCAGATCGATTACGTTCTGATTCAGGATATCTCCCCAAGAGTTAGGGTTTTCCCCATCTCCTTGCTTTTCAAACCGCAGTCTAGTTGTGTATGTACTAGCCATCTTTATCTATTCCTTTATTGGGTTTATCGAACATCAAGGGTAGCTACAGTGTGAATTGCAGTAGACGAGAAGACAATGTAGTCTAGTCTATCCACAGCAGAAGCTGTAGTGGTCAGTGTTGGAGCCGTACCGGCAGCAAACTTCCAGTTGCTTCCAAACGAAAGTGTCTTTCCACCAGATACGTTTTGCATGACGAAAATGGAACCAGTTTGTCCAGCTACACAATTTGAAGGACTTTCAAGTGTTCTATTTCCTGTAAGCATTACAGCAAAATTCTGAGATGTATTGAAGTCTACAGAAATTGAAGTTCCATCTGTTAGGCTTACAATGGTAGCAATTGCGGCTCCGGATACTGCAAATTTCTTTCCTAAATTCCCAGTTCCCAAAGCAACTGCGCTAGCACTAACAATTCCAGTAAAAACTGCCGTGCTACCACTTACAGCACCTATAACATTAAGAGAGCCGCCAATTGATACTGAATTATTGAAACTACCAATAGAGGCATCAATTTCATTTACACTTACAGTACCGGTAAAGATTGCGCTTACACCACTAATAGCACCTACAATATTTATTCCATTTCCAATAGAAACTTTTCCAGAAATGTCAGCAGCAGTTAGAATAGCAGTTCCACCACTTACATTTACAGCAGTAGTGGCATTAGATGCGCTTGAGGCAAAAACAGCAGATACAGCATTAGCCGCATTTGTAGCACTAGCAGCAAATACAGCAGAGGTTGCATTTATTGCATTAGTAGCATTTGCAGCAGAAGTAGCAAATACAGCCGAACTTGCATTTGTAGCATTTGTGGCACTTGTAGCAAATTGTGCTGATACTGCATTTGTTGCATTCAAGGCGTCAGTAGCTGATGTAGCAAATGAAGCAGAGACCGCATTTGTAGCATTTGTGGCAGAAGTAGCAAATGCAGCCGAAACTGCATTTGTAGCATTTGTAGCTGAAGCGGCAAACGTAGCACTTACTGCATTTGTAGCATTAGTGGCGCTTGTAGCAAAATCAGCCGTTAGGGCATTTGTTGCATTAGTAGCGGATGAAGCAAATACTGCGCTTACAGCATTAGTAGCGTTTACTGCATTAGTTGCATTGGTTGCTGAAGCGGCAAAAGCTACACTGATATTTGATAGACCTGAACCATCTCCAACAAAAGCTACAGCACTGACAATGCCATTTACTGTTGCTGCGCTAACAACAGTAAGTCTATTTACAGTATACGCAGAAACTGAAACGGGTGCAGTGGGAAGATTTGTCAGATTTGACCCATCCCCATAAAATGTACTTGCAGAAACTCCACCAGAAAACGTAGCGGATGCTCCAACAATATTGTCAACAGTGAGCTTTGTAGTAGCAAAGTTTGATACACTTACTGAAACAGGAGTACTAATACTTACTAGTTGTCCTCTAGCATTTACTTCTAGATTTGAAAATGGACCATAACTTCCAGAAACAACTCCAGTAGTTTCCAGTGTAATTGCTGGATTAGAATTTACACCATCACCATTTGCTACACTTAGGCCAGTACCAACTGTAATAGATCTCCCAATTGGAGATCCTCCAGTCATTGCTACGAGACCAGTTACTCCACTCAGGTCAGTTACAGCATTCAATGCTGAAGCTGTTGCAGTGAGAGTGGATCCATTTAGCTGGAAAGTACCATTGATGTTTACAGCACTATTGCTTAGTTGTAATGCAGAATTGGTTCCCTCTCCATCTTGAACAGTACGAAGAGTGCCGTCAATTCCGCTATTTGCATTGCTGACCTGAAGCAGATCCTTGTATGTATCTGCAATGGTCTTGCCAGTAAGAGTTGCCATATCCGCTCCTTAAACCGTATTCCAGTATTGGGTTTCATTTTCCCAATTTACGTTTGCGTTGTTCCAGACAATGTTTCTGTCGTTGTTCAGTGGTGGTCTTGGATTACGGATGTACTCGTCATCTCGTACGTTTGGAGACTTGTTCTGTGGATGGTTCTTTAGGTCGTATCTACCCTCATAGTCCTCCGGACATACCATCAACCCATAACTATTGCGCTTTAGCTGGCGATACGGGTACTGGAACCCACAAGTATCGCAAATCCCCAAAGCTCGTTTGGTAGATGCCATTTTACACCAAGTTCAGCTTTGGTACAATTCTGATGCTTGAACGCTCCCTATCCTCGTCCATAGCCCTAGCTAGACGCTCCTCGTACTCCTGCTTGATGAATTGGACCCTATCGCCACCGATACCAGCTCTCTTCATTGACATGAAGTAGGACAGACCAGCAGTAAGACACGGCAGAAACCTACGAGATACATCCGCAATCTGACCAGCAGACTTGTTTACATCCTGTATATACCGGACCTTTTCAATCTTGAGTGAGTAGTCCTCTGTATCTGGAATGGGCCATAGGTAAAGTTCTGGATTTGCCCTACCTCTGCGGATGGCGTACTGTGTTGGTCTTCCAGTCTGGCTCTTTCTCGGAATCTGGAGGTACTCCTCCATAGAAATTCGCTGAAGCTGGATATCAGTGGAACTGAGATTGACCACTACTTCCATTGTATCTACAGTAGCAGATGAAGGAGCATAAGCTGTTACGCTAGCCGAAACGTCTACTACCGTGGTATTCGTGGTCCACAGAAGGATTCCTCTGTTCTGCCAATCCTGTAGCAGTAGATTGATTGAACGACGAGCTGACTTAGGATCAT